GAGAGAGGGTTTAATTTAGATGGGAGTGGTTATAGTTCGGTTGTTATGTCAAGTGAATTAACAGCTATAACAAATGGAACGATTCAGTTTTGGTTAAAAAATTCTAAATCTACTACCTTTGTTATGTTTAATGAAACTACTACAACAAACTACTTAGGTGCTTGGAACGGTAGTGGTGATTTTTATAATGATTCTGCTTCTGGAACGGTTACACAATATGCTGATGATAATTCTACAGTAACATCTACAAAAATAACCGATGGTACGTGGCATTTATATACGTTCACAGGTGTAGATTTGAGTTTATTTAATGAGTTTCAAATAAGTAATTATTCAACTTCTTCCTCTATTTGGTTAGATTGTATTATAGATGAGGTTACTATTTACGATAGAGTGCTAACATCGAAGGAAATAACCAACAACTACAAGGTAGGTTTAAACGCTCACAAAGTAGGTTCAGCATTTAGTACAGAGTTCTCAAGTGAATTTGGATTTTAAAAAATAAACATGGCAAAGCAAGATTATACATTACGAGCGATCAAGGATAGATATAAAGCTCTAGTAAAGAGTAAATCACTAACTAAGATTTCTGTAGCTTCTGCTGAAAAGAGAAGTAGAGCAGAGTTGTTAGATATGGTAGAAGAAATGTTTGAAAGTAAAGAGACTCACATCTCAGCAGAAAGCCTTAGAGCGTTCTTACATATCTTAGTTAAATCAACTAAAAACTCAAGCGATGATAGGTAACATATTTATATGCTTAGAAGAGCAAACTTACAAAGGATTAATTCCTGAAGAATTAGAAGGTTCTTACGCTCGTAAAACTTACGATGAAGATGGTGAATTATTAAATATACTACCTACTACATTCGAAGAAGTTGGAATAGATAATAGAATTAAGTTCGGTAGTGTTATCGAAATAGATGTGAACGGAGCTAAGCACTATGTAATGGAGTTTAATGCTTCGTGGTTACAAAGTGAGGTTACTACATTAATTAACTTAGGGAATGGTTTAAACTATCCTAGTAATACCTTGCTTACAAATGCAGAGGCTATAAGTTTAATTAACCAGTATACAAATGATATACCTGAATAAATTAAGAGGAGCGTTCATTATCACTTATACTATAGGGGATAAGATACAGCTACAAACACAAAGAGAAGATTATAAAACTGCTAAGACCTACGCTAAAGCATTAGGTAAAAAGCATAAAGTTAAAGTAAATGATAAAGCTAAAGCACGAACAGAGTAATACGGTTTATCTATCATTAGAAGAAAATTCTACTAATGCTTATGATAACTATTATTTACTTATATTTACTAATCTACAAACACGAGTTAGCGAAGCGAAAGTGGTAACTAAAGGAGATGTAAATGTAAGGTCGGTAGCTTTAACTTTCAACGTAAACACAGGAGCAGAACCTAAGTATACAATGCAGGAGATGAGTTTCTTTTCCTACGATGTATATGAACAAACAGAAGCGACTAACGAAGATCCATTAGATGCCAGTGTTCTCGGATTGCGAGAGGTTGGCAAAGCGTGGGTAGGTGGTACGAGTGAGGTGGTTTATATTAAACAAGCCGAAGCAAACAATACTAATAGTGTATATTTAAAAGTATGAGTTTCAAAGTAATAAATTTCGCATCAATCAACACACCTAAAGCAGTCGAAAGCCCTGCTAAGGATTGGGTTGCTTACGGTGAAGAGAACGATTATTTCACTTATCTAATTGATAGGTGTAATGGTTCAGCAGTTTCTAACGCTATTATCACGAGTGTAAGCGACCAAATCTACGGAGAAGGCTTATCTGCTACTGATAGTTCTAAGCGACCTTTAGACTACGCTAAAATGCGTACTATATTCAGAGGTGAAGATGTGCGAAGAGTAGCAGGTGATTTGAAAAAGCTTGGAATGGGTGCATTTAATGTAGTTTGGAATAAGGGAAAGACTCAAATACTCAAAGCAAAGCACATACCGATGCAGAACCTACGACCTGAAAAGGCTACGGAGGGAGAAATTAAAGGTTGGTACTATTCAGATAATTGGAGTGAGTACAGGAAAGATAGATACAGACCTAGAAGAATAGAATCTTTTGACGGTTCACGAGGAGAGGAAACTCAAATATTAGTTATTGCTCCTTATTCGGCAGGGTTCTTTTACTTTAGTCCTGTAGATTATGTAGGTGCTTTACCATGGTCAGAGATAGATGAGGAAATAGCAAACTACCACAAGACAAATATCCAAAACGGATTTGCTCCTACAATGCTTATAAACTTCAATCAAGGAGTTCCTACAGAAGATGAGCAAGGAATGATTGAGAATGCTATCGAACGCAAATTAATAGGTACAGGTGGTAAAAAGTGGCTTACGAGTTGGAATGATGACCAATCAACTGCTACTACAATAGAAACAATACCTATTTCAGAAGCTTCAGAGCAATATAAATTCTTATCTGAAGAATCTACACAGAAAATATTAATAGGGCATAGAGTAACAAGTCCTATGCTATTCGGTATTAAAGATGCAACTGGTTTAGGTAATAATGCAGACGAGATTAAAACGGCATCACAGTTGTTTGATAACAAAGTAATACGACCAAAGCAAAACATCATACTAGAAGCAGTTGATAGTATATTGGCAGTTAATGGAATTGTATTAGATTTATTCTTTAAGACTATCGAACCTATTGAGTTTGTAGAAACTGAAGGATTAAATATAGAAGAAACAGAGAAAGAAACAGGTGTTAAAATGTGCGAGAACTTTTCTAAGGAAGACGAGAAGCAGGATTTTATAGTAGCTACTGAGTTAATAGGATTAGGTGAAGAACTTAGTAGCGATGAATGGGAATTAATAGCCGATGAAGATGCAGAAGAACACGAGGATTTATTAGCCTTTGAGTTTGCGAGTACTGGAGTTGCAAGACCTAACGCAAAGAGTGAGCAGGATAAGACTATCAACGGCTTTATGTATAAAGTTCGATACTCTTACGCTCCGTTAAAAACAAGCTCTAATAGTAGAGAGTTCTGTCGTAAGATGGTGAACGCTGATAAACTTTATAGAAAGGAAGATTTAATAGCAATGGGTTCTAAGTCTGTTAATTCAGGTTGGGGTGAAGGTGGAGCAGACACTTATTCTATATGGAAGTATAAAGGTGGAGGTGCTTGTCATCACAAGTGGAGAAGAAAGACATTTAAGAGTACTATTAAATTAGATGTTAAAAGTCCTTTAGCTCCAACGGTAAGCACAGGTAAAGCAGACTCAGAAGGTTACAGAGTACGGAATGATAGAGAGGTTGCTATGAAGCCTATCGATATGACTAACAAAGGATTTATAAAGAAAAGATAATGGCAGCACTATTTTGCAACGAAGATAAATTAAAGAGTTCTACGGCGATTAATTACAACGTAGATACTGCATTCTTGTTACCTTTTTTAAAGATAGCACAAGATAAGAATATGCAGGTTATATTAGGGACTGACTTATACGAAAAGTTGGAAGCTGATATAGTAGCAGGAAGTATTACAGGTAACTATAAAGTGTTAATTGATGACTATGTACAAGATAGTATTATCCATTACGCATTAGTTGAGGCTTTACCGTTTATATCCTTCCAAATTAAGAACGGATCGGTAACTCAAAAGAATAGCGAGAACGGAACTGCTGCCAGTAAATCAGATATTAATTGGTTGATTCAAAAAGAAAGAGATACAGCCGAGTTTTATGGTCAAAGAATCGTAGATTACCTATGTGAAAATTCTAGTTTGTTTCCTGAATACTCAAGTAACTCAGGTGCAGATATGAATCCAATTTCTAATGCATACAATACAGGTCTAAGGATATGATATACAAGCCAAAGAAGAAGAATATAAAGAAGCTATTAATATATTTAAGCTCAGTTAATGTATAGAGATGTAATAGAAACAAATGTTATAAATACGGCTGCACTTGGCATAAGCTTTGCAGATATTAATGGATTCTTAACGGCTATTGTATTAATAACAGCAGCCTTATATAATATCAAGAAGATAGGAAACGAGAAAAACTAATGAAAGCACACTTACTTAGATTACGAGATGATGGGGTTCAAACCTTAGGAGCTTTAGTTATTTATGATGGTGTAGATAAGGTTTTTGAATGCGTTACTTTAGAGCTACCTTGGAAGGGTAATAAGACTAATGTTAGTTGTATACCTAAAGGAGTCTATAACGTAGTGCATAGAGAAAGCACTAAGTATGGTGACCACTTGCATATAGAAGATGTAAACGATAGAAGCTATATACTTATTCATGTAGCTAATTACGTAAGCCAACTAAAGGGTTGCATTGCATTAGGTAAAAGATTTGCAGATATTAACGGAGATGATGCTTTAGATGTAGTATCTTCAAGAAATACGTTAAAGAAGTTGGTTGATATTATACCAATTGAAGGAATAACCTTAGAGATTATTTAATATGATTGGTTGGGATATTGGAATAGGAGTTTACACAGGAGTACTAATCGGAGTTTGGTCTGATAAATTTGGCGATGGTTACAAGCATTGCCTATATATACCTTTTATATTCATTGAAATTAATACATATTATGACACAGATTCTAGCAAATAATTGGGGAGAGTTACTTATTGGATTTTTAGCATTCGCTAAGATAATAGTAAACCTTACACCAACAGAAAAGGACAACAAAATCTTCGGTTACTTTGATGACATCGTAGGGTACTTCGTAAAGGATAAGAGAAAATGAATCCCTTATTCGCAAAAGGCGTATTAGCTATTATCCCTGAGATGTTTAAAGACGTTAAAGGAAAGTGGAGCAGTAAGAGAACTGTTAGTGGTGTTTTAGCTATCGCTGCAGTTACTCAAATAGACGCTACTGGTATCACTTGGCAAACGCTTGTATTAGCAACGATTGCAATAATACCTTTATGCTTTTCGGTATTCGAGAAAAAGTAGTATATTCGTGCTAAACAGAAAGACATGGCACAAAGAAAGAACAACAGATTTCGGTTAAAAGGTGATGAGATAGACATCATAAAGAAACACCGAGCAAACACCCTAGACAATTTTAACGACAATTCATCACTTGATATTCATCTGCTTGAAAGAGGGATTGATAAGAAGGACGTTGTATCCGTTAAACATTGGCAGAACATGGGCGGAGAACTTAGGTTCTCAATCGTTACTAAAGATGGGCAAGGTGGATTCGATGAAGGTGGAATGTTCGAAAGACTAAACACCTTTATAAAAGATCACGCACCTACTTATCCAAAAGTAGAACACAACGAAGGAACTCACTTATTAGTTATCAATCCTGCAGACATTCATATCGGGAAGTATGCGAACGCTGAAGAAACTGGTGAAGCTTACAATACTGATATTGCAGTTGCAAGAGTTATAGAAGGTGTTCAAGGTCTTATCACTAAAGCACAAGGTTTTAAAGTAGAAAGAATACTCTTTTGTATTGGAAACGATATACTACATGTAGATAATGTATATAATACTACTACAAAAGGAACTCCACAAGATTGCGATGGTAAATGGTGGGAGCATTTTGAAATAGCTTTACAACTATACGTTAAATGTGTTGAGATGCTTAGAGAGATAGCTCCAGTTGATTGCGTTCACTCTATGAGTAACCACGATTACCAAAGTGGATTTCATTTAGCGCACGCATTGAAGTCTTGGTTTAGGCTTGCAGACGATGTTTCGGTAGATGCAGGTGTAGCACATCGAAAGTATTATACTTATGGTTCTAACTTAATAGGTTTAGAGCATGGTGATGGTGCTAAGATGGATAACCTACCGATGCTAATGGCACAAGAACAACCACAAGAATGGGCAAATACTAAGTATCGATATTGGTATCTTCACCATTTACATCACAAAGTTAAATATAAATGGCGAGATGCTAAAGACTTTATAGGTGTTACCGTTGAATACTTACGCTCACCTAGTGCAGCCGATTCATGGCACTCAAGAAAAGGATATACAGGTTCACCGAAAGCAGTAGAGGCTTTCATTCACGAACGAGAGCAAGGTCAGGTCGCAAGACTAACACACTTCTTTTAGTTAAGTATCAAAGGGTTACAGAAATGTAGCTCTTTTTTTATGCAATAAAGCTCACTTTATTCTATTAATTATTTGCGTAATCAAATTAAAGGTTTATCTTTGTAGGGAACTAAAAAAGCAAAAGCTATGAAGTATATTATTTATGACATCGAATCACAAAACTATGTCGATATCTTTTACTCAAGAACAGAGTACAAAGACCAAGCAGAAGTATTTAATTCAGAAGCTGATGCGTTACTAGAAATTCAAACGCAAGGCACAAGTTCAATGATTGTAATACATAAAGATGATGAATAGAGATTTAAAGAGTATTAGCAAGCTGATAGA